TCAATCAATAAAAAAGCCAATCACTGGGAATATCTCCTGGTTTACGCGGCCGGTGATAACGAGAAAGCGCCGCCAGATGCCGTAAGGCACCGGCTTATCACCACTACGAAAAGCCCGGATGCGCCGATCCACTCCAGCCCCACGAATCCCCAGCAGGCCGCCCAGCTTTTCATCTGTCCCGAACTCCGGTACCGCGTTTTTAAACTGCAGGAACCAGGCGTTCACCAGTTCTGCCGGCGGCGGTTCCCAGCCCTCTGTATCCGTTTTTAAATGTGCATCACCAAATACAGACGGATCAATGCCAGATGCGTCACCACGCGACGGAGCTGCACAATTTGCTTTCAGCAGTTCACAGGATTTTTCCACTTCAGCCGCGTACAGAATGCGTTTCTGTTCTTCCACTGGTGGAATATCTAACTCAATTTTCATTTATGCCAGGCCTACGGTTGAGCAGGGAGGGGTTACCCCCTCCCTGTGATTAACGGCGGTTCAGAACGATATTCTTAACGTCTGAAACCCTGATGTTTACCAGCTGCAGGCTCCCTGTTGCCAGCTGCTCCCAGCGCCCTGATTTGTGAAGGTGTTCCAGGCAGTAGAACAGATAATCAGACAGTAAAATGTCCTTTCGTTCCACCCTCACACCAATATGTTCACCGTAAAAGGTTCTGGTTGGCTGGCCTACAGTTTTTAAAGAGCCCCGACGAACAATCCAGAAATCAGCCTCAGGAAAATTCGTCTTGATGGTTGCTACATCAGAAAGTTTCATTCGATTCCTCAGAGGGCTTAGCCTTCCCGGAACGAGTGGCTTTCTGTCGCCCCCGTGAGATATACAATAGGATCTTTGGTCCTATATGTAAAGTGTTATTTAGGCCTTTTTATCCTGTTTTAAAATTTGCCATCAGATGACCATATTGTCGTCAAATTCCAGGGTGCGCATATCGTTGACCGCGTGCGTGACGACCCCAAAAATGCCGTCGTCCTCATCGGTGCTGTCAGGATCGATTTTCTCTTTTCGGCCGTCGCCGGTCAGGCTTTCAAAATGGCGATAAGGGTGTAGCCTGAAGCGGCGTATATGAAATTCCCCTGTCAGCCGACAAACCACCACAGAGCCGTCGCATGGCGTCGCTGAGCGGTCCACTATCAACAATGCGCCCTGATGAATACCGGCTCTAATGTATGCCGTAGCAGAGAGCATGAAATACGTTGCGCTGGGATGAGAAATAAGGCGCTTGTCCAGTGATATGCGTTCTTCAATGTAGTCGGTGGCCGGGCTCGGGAATCCCATATCACAGCCCTCCGTTCGGGTTGAACAGCTGGAACGTCCGGGCCTCTCCCTCCTGCTCAGAGATGTCTTTGAAGGTGGTTACGTAGGTTTCGATCCAGACATTGGCCTCCCGCAGGGTCCACTCCCATTTCACCTTTCTGAGGTTCTCAACAAACGACTCAGTGGTGACGGTTCTGCGCCCGTTCTGCTCGATCACTGTGGCCTGACGAAACGCTGACTCAATTTCATACATCCGCGGCATAACATCCTCTAAGAATTTTACTGTTCATGCATACAGTATATTTTCACAAAAAAGCACGTCAATTCTGGATTCCGTGATTTTTCCTAAGGGGTTAGAAACCGTAGAAATTTAGTTAGACCTTGACCATACCTCATTTCGTTCGCAATATCTCCCGGTCCGGTTCCTTCATCGGTTTCCCGGACACGGCGCAGCACTCGCGGGCACTGGGTGTTGCGCCACATCCCTAACGAAACTTTGTTCTACTTGCAGGCGCATCTGACAGTCTCCTTGCTGTTGCGCCTCTTTTTTTTATTCAGGCTTTTCCGGCCACTCAATCTCCGGCGCATCTGCCGGGTTAATGCGGCTCAGCATCACGCTGTACTTCTCCCATGCCTCCAGTTGACAGGTTTCTTCTTCGGTGGCCATACCATGTTTAACCGCCAGCGTCAGGGGGAAGATGATTTTCCCTGCCTGAGCCATAAGCTCAGCTTTCTTCTTCTGAGCCTGCTGTTGCAACTCCTCATCTGTGTAGACTCGCGCCTGAATAGTTCCATCGATATAGCACCAGGTTCCATCAGTAAGATTACCAACTGCTTCAGCCGGAATTGACTCTAGAGCCACCTCCGCGACAGAGAGATTGACTGGATTAAGCTCTGTCACATCCATCGTGTGGCATAAAATCACACCATTCTTTTCGTACAGCAGCTTCATGGTGTCGTCGGCAAAATATTGCTGAACGTCATACCAGTCATTCCCGTCTTCATCCTGCAGCCAGGTAATTTTCCCCGGCCTTCCGTCCGGAAGCTCCAGCACCATAGCGGGCACTTTATCAGGGTGATAAACCGTAAAATTTTTATAGTGTTGCATCTCGTTTTCTCAAAGGCTTTGAACGTTTACCCAGGCACCGTTAACCAGTATCTGTAACGGGCGATAACCCATACCTGCTAATGCACCGTCGCTACCACACCTGACCGCTGACTGCACACATCCAGCCGGTGCGCTCACTGTTGCGTGGTTTGGAACATCTACCACTACCTGTGCACCAAGGCGTGACATCGGTGTGGTTTTGGTCAGATAGCGGGCATCGAAATTGGTGTAGTTACCGGGGATGACCTGTCCAGGGCAGTTATAGTTTCCGCTGGTGTCCCACTGGTGATTAATATCCTGGCCGCCACTTCCTTTCAGTTGTAGATGCCAGCTAAGATTTGTTCCGCCGACAAGCACTCCCATTGAAAACGCCCATGCATTACTGCTCAGTCGGGCACGTTGCTTGATAAGGGGATGGTATTCACTGGCACCGGCAGAGGTGAAGTCCTGATAAAACGGCGCTTTGGTACCGTACTGGTCTGCCCATGCAAAAGTACCGCTATAAGCTCCAGTAACTTCACCAGGACAGACAAGCGTTCCGTCTGGGGAAATCGTGACCCGCTTACCCTTTGAGTTGATGTTTATTATCCCGTCGCCGGTAATCTCAATCCCGCTGCCTGACGTGTAGTTCCACAGCATGACGGATTCGCTGTTCGCATTCGCCTTGCCCACATACCAGGAGTTTGTGCCGTCTTTTTTATACGCCATGATGTACTGGCGCGTGTCATCTCCGGTACTTTTCAGGGCGAGGTATGGTGCATTCATGGCAATGGTAAGAGGGCCATTCAGTATGCCTCCATTCGAGTTTAAGAACTCAATCCAGTCACTCCAGGGCCCACTGCCATTAAAAGAACCCGTCAACGCACGCACAAAAATGCGGCTGCTGTAGGTGATATACAGTTGCTGACAACCGTATGCCGACGGAGTAACAAAAAGCGTACCGGCAGTACCTGCGGGGTAATGATTTGCTGTCGTGGCTTCATTATTGGCCTGTTGCTGATATATACCGGCATCTGATGCTTTGCCAAGAGTATTAAGGTCAGCGCTGAGATTGGTGGTTATCAGAGGCATGGCGCCAACCTCTGCGGCGGTTTGCTTATACCCCGTGCAGTAGAAACGATTCCATACCGCTGTTCTTTTAGAAACATCAACATTACCAACGTAATACTCTTTGTTGCTAATCAGTGTGACCCAGTACAGACTGGCATAAACGTTTGTCGCCAGCACCGCATAGCGGGTATTGCCTGAATCGTCAGGCACACCTTCGGTTGGGGTCTGATTACCATTACCCAGGGCGTTATACACACCGCTACACGCAATATCGAAGATACTTTTCAGGAATATCGTGGTGCCGTTTGCAATGCCCCATCCAGCATACCCCACAACTGGCACACGACCTGCTGTCGTATCGGTCATGGAGGTGACGATATCGGCATCGGCTGCGGTGCCGAGTTGCACGTTGCCGTCTGCGCCGGGTTCGTGGTCGTTTACGGTTCGCACAAATCCCTTACTCAACGCGGACAGGTTAGTGTTCGCCAGCACCCAGGCGCTAAGTGTGCTGTTCCAGATCACCTCAATCTGTGCAGAGGTGAGAATTTCCCCGCCCGTTAGCGCGGTATTGGTATTACTGTATACAGGAGCCGCTGGCAATCCGTTCGGTGAGAACGTCGACGCTCCGGTATTGGTACCTGAGGCCAGAAAGGTAAGCCGCATCCCATCCGTTATAGAAGTTACCGGCGGCGTGAAGTCTGCCGCATAGGCATTTACGGTACCGTAGTCCCGTGCGTAGGTCATCTGAGAGGACTGGATACCTGCAACAAGCCCACCAGCGGGAAGAAACGGTGCGCTGGGGACCATTATAATATTTGCGCTGGTCAGCTCCGTCTGCCCCGCGGCGACCGCCACCACAAATGCGCCGATGTAACCCGAATCCGGCCCCGGTGTGGTCTGCGTACCGGTGGTCGCAGCAATACCTGCTTTTGCCTTAACAATGCATTTGCCGGAACGCACCGTACCCTGAGCGGTACCACTGTTATTCGGACCATGCCACGCCTGTGTGGGATTTGAGGCATTGTAGTACGGCAGCACCGTGTTTTCTGTGTCGCTGTCCTCATAGGCCACCTGAATCAGGTAGTTCTGACTGAGGCCACTCGTTGAGGGTGGGTGTAGTGGCAGGGTAATCGCATCAAGCAGGAGACCTTGCTTAAGAATGCTGTGGGTGGTGTCCGCCGGCAGCGAGGAATACGCCGTATCATCCACATTCTGCAGGCTGTAGATTTCGCCGGCACCTACCGTCACCGCCATGGAGGCGGGGCTGGTCGGCCTGCACGCCAGTCCGTGTAAAAACGTCGATGTGCCCATGATGGCCTCAGCCAGTTTCGCGAGCCCCATCATGGAAAAACGGTTTGTTTCAAGCAGGTCATTTTCCAGCGGTATAGCGCCGGGGTAAATTATTTTTCGGTCCATTATTGCTCCGGATGAAAAAAACGGCCGCTGAGGGCCGTTTGTGTAGAAATGTAGATTTGGGGGATTACAGGATACGGACCCAGACGCGGGTTCCGCACATTTTGACGCTGTCAATAGCGGCGTATATGTCCGCATCGCTCAACTGGCCATCGGCCATCTTTCGGGAAACCCACACCGCACGGGAGGGGATGCTGTAACCTGCGGTGCTGATGCCGTAGCCGGCAATATCGGAAATGCCATCGCTCACGCTGCGGTAAACTGTCACAAACGCCTCATAAGGCATGTTGAGTGAACCGTAGCTGCCGGCCATACCGTAACCTGAGTTCGGGCTGCGATACGCACCGGTATCAATCGGGTTTCCGGGTTCGATAATCAGCGGGTCACGCCCGGTGAGTTCACGCACCACCAGCACAATGGCACGGCGTGTTGCCTTCTCCCTGAACAGGTTCACCTTTATCCAGGCCCGGTAAGAGTCATCCGACTGCCCGGGCTGTCGCGGTAAATTATTCCCGAAAAAATCGCTGGCAATCATATCCAGCCAGCCGTCGGTGGCCGTATTAATGCGGGTCTGCAGCCTGGCATACGTAATCAGCGCGTACAGCGACGCGTTGACGCTGGCGAAGCCCCGCAGGATGGCATCTATAACCGTAGAATTATCGCCGAACCATGACTGCGGCATCAGACGCTTCAGGCGCCTGAACTGGTCGTTATTGTCTCCTGCCGCCATTATGTCACCTGCACCATTCCGGCCTTGATTGTCTGGCGACCATCAACGGTGATGTCGTCGCTGCCACCATTCAAAAAAATCCCCGTCACGTTGATGATGCCCGGCGATACGCCATACGCCACGGCTGACAGGCTGGTATATGCCAGAGGGTTACCGAGTCCCAGCGCATTAATGTGTGTCACCAGTGCGGCTTTAACCTGAATCGCCAGCGCGTCATGGTCATAACCCGGAGCTGTCGTCACGCTCATGACCACATCCGCCGTTACCACGACGGGCGAAAAGACAGCAAAGACAATGGTAAAACCCCGCACAGCCTCAATCGCGTTGTACAGCGAGGAAATCAGCGCCTCTGTGGGCTGGCCTGAGCCGTCATCCACCACCACGAAGAAAAAGCCCAGCCGTTCGCTGCCGTCATAGTTCTGATTCTCAAAGAGCTGGTACGTCAGCCCTTCACGCGAAGAAGAGACAGCGTAACCAATAGCCCCTCTGGTGGCTTTTGACAGTGAGGCGATGTACTGAATAAACCGGGCGCGCAGCTCCGGGTCGGTTTCCGCATCGCTGCCGCTGGTAATCGCCGTTTCGTTGGTGACAGTGTCAATCCCGGGTATGGCGCTGCCGATGGTGTTAATCGCACCAGCAACGGCATTACCATCAGCGCCGGCCGCCAGCGCCTGAACCGGCACCAGAACGGAAGTGATACCCGGCGGCAGCACATAGCCATTTAATGACACATCCCAGGTGGATTGCGTGGCATCGGCCTGTACGCTGTACTGCTGCGAACCATCCCGGGTCTGTGCAATGCAGCCCACCGGTACAACTGCCTGGCTGGTTGCGGTATAGCGGGAGAACCGCACCATACCGACAGCATTTTCGGCTCCGATCCGTGTAACGCCATAATCCCCCACCCACGAATCCAGGTCTGCTCCAGAGGACGTTGCCGCCCGGGTTAGCGCCAGCAAATTGAGAACCAGGCTCTGTAGCCACATTGCCACTGCACTGTAAGCTTCCACCACTGCACGCAAAATACTGCCAATAGTGGTATCCAGCAGACTGGAGCTGCCTCCCTGAATGGCCGCCACCTGCTCAGCGACCAGCGTATTAAAGTCTTTTGTATCCATAGTCACCTGTTCACGTTAAAGGAAAGCAGTACGGGTTCCAGAGTTTCAGCATCGGTGTAGCGGATTGACACCGAGACCCCGTTGGGAATGGCCTTCACCGTGATAACCGGCGCAGGTGATTGCGCAACACAAGCTTCCAGCGCCATCTGCCCCCGGATAAGTGCGGTAATCTCCGGAACATTCGCCACCTCACCAACGCGCTTTGGCAACCCTGCCCCGTAATCACCATGGAAGAGATAATCACCGCCATCATCAGGTGATCGGGGGTTGGTTAACAGCCGGCGCAAGACCCTCTGCTGGCTGCGGGTGGTGGCAGTAACGCCCTGCAGATCGCCTGAGGATGACGTACCAACATCCCCGCCCATGTAATGGTCTAAATCCATCAGCTTCACTCTGGCCCCTTCGTTCTCACTTTGTCGCCACCGCCCTGTACGCCCGTCACTTCGTGATCGTGCGTTTCAACCCGAATGCCTTTAACCGTCGCCCCCTCTTTCACATCCAGCGGTCCAGTAAGCGTGGCTGTGGTATCACCACCTTCCGCGACGGTCTGCGAAATTGGCCCGTTCAGCCCGATCGCACCGTTCAGGTCGATTTCCTGTGCGGTCGTGGTCTGTTTGCCCTTCACTACTGTTGTGGCATCACCCTCTACTGTCAGGTGATAATCCCCTTTTACGGTCTCTTTAAGATTGCCGGCGGTCTCCAGCTCGACGCTGCCATCGTTGTGAAATTTCAGTGACGAACCGGACTGATGCACCAGCCAGAATTCACCCGATGGACAAGAGAGAGGCCTGTCTTCATCGTTATAAAATCGCAAACCAGCCGAGCCATACCCCGTAGCCCCCTCCTGATAGTCAATTTCCACCAGGTCTCCGATGGATGGCGGACAAAACAGTCCCCACCCGCTGCCGACCCACAGGGATTTCAGCGGTAGCCACCCGGTCAGCACATTGTCCGGCTGCAGTGCCACCCTCACAGAGTAGGTTGCAGGGTCGTAGCTGGTGACCGTTCCCTGTCGGGTCGTTGCCACCGACTGCCCCGCCTGCTGCGCCGCCGCACGGATGGTATTGAACAACTGGTTCATCATGAGGTTATCTCCAGATCGGGACTGGTGTTTTTGGCTGTTATGTTCATCCGGTATCCATCCGTTACGCTCAGTGTCCGCGTGATGCTCTCCGGGAAATACACCTGGTCAAAATCCGTCTGTGTTCCCTGCACGCGAATGGTCTGCGCCACCGTCAGCAGATTATCCGCCGGCATCCCCGCGGTAAGGTGCATCTCGTGGCTGACAATGTGCTCATACATCGCCTGCGCCCGCTGCTGTGCGGCCTCCTGTGTCAGCCCAGGCACGGTATAGCGATATCGCTGCGCTGGTGATGTGGACTGACCCGGCTGTGTGGTTTTACCCTGCTTTGGCCAGAAGGCGCTGAATCCCTTTTTGGCTTTGGCATTCCAGCTTCTGACCTCAACGGATATCCCTTTGGCGATGGTCAGATTGCGGGAAAACTGCAGGTCAATGATGTTAGATCTGGCGTAGTTCATCTGTGGGTCCGGTGGTGTCCACTGAATCAGATAGTGATTAGCTGACGGCGCCGCCCGGTGCGTGAAATACAGGGTATTACCGCTGACATAAAGGTCAAAGCCCTCCACGTTCGCCAGATAGCTCAGCAAATCCCACTCGCTTTGCTGCTGCGTGGTATCCACAAAATCGCTGTGGTAGAAGCTTCCCGACATGCGGGTGGTGGGCGTCACGACGGCCTTCAGCCCGTGGCGCGCCGCCAGCGTTTCAGCTATCTGGCTCGCGGTTTTGTTGGCAAAATGCTCGCTGGTTTTGGTATCGATAAAGAGTGCGGTGTTGTCCCGCCCGTTCAGTTCCAGCATCCCCATAGGGAAGTCAGGACTCATTTCATCCACACGCCCCAGAATCAGCCGGTCGAGGTCTTTTTCGGTATAGTGCTGCGGATCTTTGGGAAAACCGGCGAATACCTCCACGTCCATCTTTCTCTGGCTCGCGAACCACTGCAGGTTTCGCTGTGGCGGCAGCATCGAGGACACAAAGACTAGGCGAAACGTGTCTGCGCTGCGGTGTGCGTTGTTCACCACCTCCAGCGACCGCCAGCCGGTGATGATCTGCCCGCCAATTTTCACCATCCCACGCGGGTAACGCACCGCCCCTGTTAATGCAATATCATTAATATCAGCCACTCATCACCCCGCTGTTATTGCCAGATGCCGGTATGCTCAGGTCGGTAACACTGCCAACCTCCGGGTCGGTCAGCCCGTTTGCCTGCGCAATTGATGCCCACCCCATTGGATCCCCGTACGACCGCGCCGCCTGGGCATACAAATCACCGCCGGCCATCGTCACCACTTTCCCGCTTGAGGCTATCTGTCCGAGGTTCAGCGCCACCCGGCCAAGCGTTTTGGTGATAGCAAGCAGTGAGACGGTCTGCACCACTGCCGTGTTCTGTGTTGCAAAATTCTGAATATTGCGCGTCAGCGTATTACCTGGTAGCACGCCGCCCAGCGTGGACAGCTGCTGAATGGACAGTGTCGCGGATGACAGCAGGTTACTAACGCACATCTGCACTCCATGGATTTCATACAGCATACCTTTCACCGTGCCGATCACGTCGTTGCTGAAATCATTGATGGTCTGCACCGTATCGACCAGGGAACCGAAGGCATCCGACAATTCGGGGATCCCCAGGCTGTCCACCAGCGCCTGACACGTCGAAATATCGTCAAATACCAGCTGCTCCAGGCTCGGCCTCGGCGGTGTATCAACAGCGCTCGTCAGATCCTGCGACACCTCCAGCGTGATGTGGTAGGAAATCCGGTACGGCATCAGAAAATCAAAGGTCAGGCTTTTTATCACCGCCTGAAAACTCAGCTCCGACCAGGTGACCTTCACCGGCACGCCGGATTTACGCACTCCATCAAGATAACGCGCCCTGCCGAGGCCATTGTTGCCCACAAAAAAGCCGCTCCAGGTGAGCGGCTCAGGGTCTGGTCCCATGGCATCTATCTGTTTGACTCCCCCCACCATCCGGTGGACCACCAGAGACTGGCTACCGCCAAAGGGTAAATTCTCCGGTAGCTCGTAGCGGGCAAAGGTAAACTGCTCCCCCGTCACCGAGTGAGTGAGGATTAATCGTGTAAGTGACATGATTTATTTTCCAAAGCCTACTGTTGGCGCTGCCATCGTTGGATCGAATGTACCCGGCGTCGAACGCGCTGCACGCTCAGCTTCTTTAACCTGGTATTTTGTGGTTGCCTGGTGAATGGGGCGACCATCGAGATTGGTGGTATGGTGTAGCTGAATGGTTTTCCCCTTCGCCGGGGGCACAAACTGGCTGCCCATCGCGTTTGCATACTGTTGCGCATAACTGCCACTATTGTCTTTGCTCTGCTGCTGGCGCTTCATTTCAGCCACAAACTGCTCGTGCGCAGTCCCCTTTTCTGCGGTCACCGCCCCGGATGGAGCGACATCTTTCGCAGCATGCAGGGAGGGAGGATTTGTGTGAAGTGATGGTTCAGGATGCTCATGAGGATTTACCGTCACTGGCGTGATATTTACGCCAGGCAGATGATTCAGCAGACCAATGACATAATTTATCAGGGACTTAAAACCAGAAGCGATGACATCTATACCGTGTTGCATGGCTACTTTCGCCCTGGCCCAGATATTCCGCATTATCTCTTCAAATTCTTTGCCCATCTGATTAGCGCTTTTTTTCACATCTTTATTATGCCGGTACAGATAAGACCCGGCCACCACTGCAGCGGTAATGGCCCAGACAACAGGCCCCCCCAGAATCTCACCCAGTACGCCCAGAGATCCCACCACGCCCGTAATCATCGTCGGGAGCCCAATCAATCCGGCAGCTGAAACCACCGAGCCAAGCAGCAATATTCCGCCGGACAACAGTGTGATGCCCGCCAGTGCAGTCGCGGAATACATCGCAAGTTTTGAAGCCCATGGATGTTTCTCCATGAAGTCACTGATTGCGTCAAACATACGAGCAAACTCCAGCGTCAATTTGCTCACCGTGGGCAATAGCTGAATGCCGAGAACGGCTTTTAAGTTCGTCCAGCTGGAACTTAAGGCCATAGCCGCGCCATCTGGCGCATTCAGATAGTTATCATAGCCCTGGTTAAAATCCATAGCGTTTCTGAATACATGTGAATCTTTATCCAGCTTCGCTCTGTTTTTAATCTGCGCCGCCAGAAAATCCCCGGTTTTGCGGTTAAAGTTGGCTGAAATAACTTGAGCAACCTGATCGTCGCTGAGATTTTTGCCGAATTTATCTCTGATCCTCTCTTCCAGAACAGAAACAAATTTATCCGGATCTCGCATGAACAATGTCGCAAAATTGGATTTCAGCCCCCCGCTCAGTATTCGCTCAGCCCCCAGGCTGTGCATATATATTTTTTTATCTTCCGGGCTCAGCCCTTTCATGGCATTTTTTATTGACTGAATTCGCTCCTTGCTTATCCCCTCCTCCCCCAGCCCAAGCGTTGCCAGGAAGCCTTTAGCTTTCTGATCCATGTGACCACCCACCAGCGAACTGAAAGATGTCATGAGCATCGTACCGACCCGATCGCCTGATTTAAACATTGTCATCAGCGCCGCCATAGGGCCGTAAAGATAGCGATCGGAGAGGAAGGAGTACGCCATGCCGCCGGTCTGAGAGGCAAGCAGGAAATCCTGCGCACGGACCCTGTTTTTTGTCGCCAGAGTAACCCGCGATGCCATAGCCAGTTCTTTTTTGAACTCAGCTGGATTGGTCAGCACATCGCCGCCGCGATGCTCCAGCGCCTTCGCCATAGCGTTCACGGCACCATCAGCGGCATGCTCACCCAGCGCCATTTTTAACGTAGTTTCGTATTTGGTGAATTCTGGTGCGGTCTCGATGGCGTGGTGCAGGTCACCAAAAGCGGTATGCAAGTCCTGAATTAACCGGATGTTTCCTGCAATAGTCGAGCCAAGAACCTTATGAGACAGGGTTGCTGCCGTCGAGTTGACTTCTGCCATCTGTGATGCAGTAAGATTGAGCGTTCTGAAGTCCGCCTGCGCCATCATAAGATCTTTGGCTGACTTAAGCGTCGCGTCTATCCCTTTGGTTATCGCGAGACCAACACCGGTTAACACCCCACCCGCCAGCATCATTTTACCGATGCTATCCAGTCGGCGTTGAAACTCTTCCGCATCCCGGTTAGCAGTAGCGAACTTGCCAGAAATTGCCATCAACCCTTTGGTAATATTCTCGGTCATCGTCACCTTGACGGCGACCTTATAGGCTTCGATGTCCATCGTGCTCTCCAAATTTTGGCGATAAAAAACCCAGCGCTTGGCTGGGTTTTATGGAAGGGTCATTGGTGGATTATTCCCACTCAACTTTTTTCAATATTATTTCCGGACCCATAACTGACTTATGAAGAATGCCGTAAAAAATCCCAGAACACATTCCCTGGCAATCCGTGACTAACTTTTTTCTATCTTCCCTTGGCAACCCATCCGTATTAGCAAGTATTGGGGCCATATCCATCAGTCCAGACTTAATCATTGACATCTCACCCATCGTTTGTATAGATGCTGAAACCGCGATCTTTTGCCCATACATTTGCTTGATATCAACCTTAAGATCATCCAGTTGAACTGGACGGTATGCATTGACATCCCCAGCTATAGCTGGAAGAGCAATCATTAAGACAGAGGCTAGAAATAGATTTTTCATAATATATCCCAAGCTATTAGTTTTTACAGATACCATTTTAGAATGGCGTGAGGCACAGATTTCCGCGCGTGATTGTCACAGCAACCTAGCATAGACCTGTTTGAAGCTATCCTGCACTTCCGTGGGGAGCTTTGATACGATTTCACTTATATGTTTCTCATATTTATCCCGTAAATTTATGGGATGAACTCCAGGATTGGCAGATTTCATTCTTGAAACCACCCGTTCAACAGAATAGTCCTTAAGAACACACGCACCGTCTTTTCTGGTGTAGAAATCATCTATGACCATATCCGATGGTAATAGCGTGAAATCATGTGCAGTCTTAACCATACCACCTATATCACTACCACAATGCTTGCATTTAATCGCTTCTGACTTAACCATTTCAGCACAATAAGGACACCTTACAAATCCTTCGTTTTGCATGGTGTCCTCAATAGCCCGTATATCTTTATTGATAACCAAAGAGTGAATTAATGCAACAATAAATAGCAATGCACCGTATACCCACCAAGTAAAAAAAGAACGACCTTTGCTTTTAGCTATGGCGGCTGGTATGCAACCAATTATGGCCCAAATAATTACCAACTCCATTTAATAATCCCCATTGATAAAGAGTGACTCTTATAGCAACGGTAGACAACCAACACCAACCGTTTCTAGCATCCGGCCTCCATTTTTTGAAACAAAAGGAAACTCATGAAGTTAGTTACGATTCTCGCGCTCTCGCTTCTGGTTGCGCAGCCGGTCTTTGCCAAAGCAACGCACAGCACTAAAACTCACCACGTCCATTCAGTGCAGAACCAGAACGACGATCTCATTGAACAAGGGGATTACATCAACTCAGACGGTAACGAAGTCCACCGCCCAGCCCATACAAAATCCCACAAGATTCCAGAGGGTGCCACGGCGAAATGCAGTGACGATTCGTACAGTTTCAGCCAACACCATCGCGGCACATGCTCACGGCATGGTGGCGTGGCTGAGTGGTTGTCGTAACCTGTAAAGACAAAACCCGCCAAACGGCGGGTTTCATGCGTTTCCTTAGCTACAATGGAGTTTTTCCCATTTTGAGCGAGACCGCCTTGCTGCCTCACATAATGTAATGATGGCTTCGCTGGATAGTGAGCGTAGCTCAGCTTCATCAATAACAACCGAACCGGTACGCTGAACCATTTCGATAAAGTCGCTGTAATGGGCGAGGATTTGCCCACGAGTAACGAGGCGGATCTCTGCAACATAACCGTTCTTGACGGTGGTCATATATGAAAAATCAGTATCAACCGGGAAAACTGGCATGACTGGTGCAGTGGCAGGATACTGATCAGTTAACTCTGCCTCCATCCGATTAAAGGCTTCGATGTAATCAATCTTCCATTGCAGGGCTTTCTTACCTGTGAATCCCATGGCAATTAGCACGAAGGCGTCGCGGGTGAGTTCGTACATTACCGTCGCTATGCCATCACCACCATTAGGATTTTCACGAGTGTAGGACGTCTCCCGAAAATTCGGGAAACGCCATGCCGGATCACAATCAGCCATCACAGCACGGATTTTGTCCATAACGTGATCGTGGCGCTTCTGGAAATAATTAGCTACCGCAACCGATGTGGTTACGGCGCGATTGCCATGAATAGATATTTCTGGGATTACGGAAGATATTGCATTAGTCATGAATGACCCCTTTTGGTTTTTTTCGAAGTACCACTATCGGAGTGGTGCCGGGAGGTTCGAAACGGCCCAAAAGATACCGCGGACTAATTTCCCTTACGGGTGTTGTATTCGTCGCCCTCCCGACATTAATCGGGGCGCGCCCGCGCAATGCGTTCGCTAAATGACAGGCATAAAAAATCCAACACTGACGGGGTTGGTTTTGACCGCTTTTGGTGAGGTTTCGACGCCTCATAACCGCACAATACAGAAGGTAAGTCAGAGAGTCAATTGCAAGCTGCAGGTGGCAGGCAACAAAAAACCGCCAGGTGGCGGGTATAGATGAAAACTTAACCTATTAAGGTTTTGATTCAATTAATTGGGTGACAATTCGCTCAATTTCGTCAACTTCCAGAAGACAGCTCCGAGCAGTTAATCTGTTAACTTTTTCCCCCAGCTTGTAATCCGCAGTAACCCTATGGAAATGATTTGCCTTCAGCTTTAAGCCCAACTTTTTAGTTTTTTCCAGATCTAAATTGTGCTTAAACGATGCATCACCACTTGTGAGGTAAGTAAAAAATCTCGTATGAGAGCCACCCTTGATTTTATTACCATGTCGGTCAACCGTTGGTACTTCACCGTTAACCACTCTTAGTGCTGAGTGATACATTGAATAGTAAGCCCGACTGATGGCATTCCGTGTCCACATCTCGCCGGAATTCTCCAGGGAATCTTTAGCAAGCTCGGCAAAACAACCATATTCAACAGCCATCACTCACCACCTGGCGCAAAAAATCCAATGCACTGACAGTTCTCCAGTTCCATCTCAATCATGCGATCCATCAACTCATCGTTGAGGCTCCGCAAATATTGAACGTCATCGGTGTTCACAAGCAAACTGAAAGCGACCAAACCTTCACCGTCATCATCTACCTGGCTAAAGTTTGAAGGAATGCGATGCTGTTCAGCAACATACATTACTGCCTTAGCGACCCGGGATAACTCATCGATGGAATCACCGTAATCAAGTAGCTTTTGGTAATGCGCAAGCGAGGATGTAACCGCGGTTGTTTTTTCAATTTCCATGGATTCTATCATTGGCACCACTTTTCTCAGCAGTTCCATATCGACCCAAAAGGCACCCAGAACCAGAGCTTCGGTCAGTAGCGTTGGGTCCCGTAGTGAAACGGCTCTTCTAAGGATTTCCATCTGCTTGCTGTGAAGGCCTTTGTTTCCAACTGCACGGGAATAATTACCCCAAGACACAACATCCGAAGGTGCGAGTGCCAGTGCAACCTCCATCAGATCATAACCATCCTCAAGTTTATCGTTAACAATGTTAACGAGCCCCTCAATAGAAACTCCCTGATAACGCTCTGGTAATTTTCGCGCCTCAGCCACGACCCTACGAACCTCGAATTCACTCAGGAGGTTTTTCCCTTCAATCAAGGATGGGCTCAGAATGTCAATTAACTCATCTGATTTTGGCTGCGCTGCTCGCATAGTTTTAGTTCTTCTTAAGTGGGAATTTTACGCAGGAGAAGAAAAGGCCACTCCCAACTTCCCGAAGTGTATTACCCCATGGGTAATTTTTCAATGCGCTACCGTTCACTACCCTTCATCTGGCCTTAAATCCCCTCATTACCGCAAAACCCACCATCTCAGTGGTGGGTTCGCACATGAAGGAACTAATACTCTTTGTCATAACCGAGAGAAGCGTGTATTGGCGAGCCGCCAACGAAGCCGGAAACCACAGCCCTGCCGATGATCCGCTTGATAAATTTACCATTACGCTCAACAGCAGGGCCCAATACCGGGCGAGGAGGTATTTTCGGTGTACCGAACTCATGGAAGACCAGCTTTTCATCCGTCGAGCCAATAATCGCCTCCAGTCCGTCAACCTGATGAGAAAAGCTGTCGCGCATTTCCCCGGTTCGCAGCAACGGCGCATCCAGAGGGTAACCCTGCCTCGCCTTATCCTCCTCCGTTGATGGTGCCAGCGGATCCCATCCGGGAAACAGACCAATTGCGTCCTGATAGTGACCAATCTCTGATCTGGCCGTGTCTTCGATGCGCTGCGCAACCGCAGAGAGTCCTGCCTTCATTTTCTCGTGGATAGCCACATCCAGCGCAGCAAAATGAAGCGCAGCACCCAAAAAACCATTCAGCTCTTTCACTTGCGCTCCTTCCAGCTCATGGATTGTAAATCGAACTCGCCACCTTCCAGCTCGCCAAAAATAACCGCAAGTCCCTGCCGTTTGGTCGCATCCATGGCAAATGCGACATCAAACGGCACGTTATTTTTAATAAGCCAGCAGGCTTCCCTGACGGACGGGTCCGTGATTATTTTTTTATATCGCTGGCGTTCTCACCTGCTGCCGCCTGACCGATAAAGTGTTCCGCAACCCCCCTAGCACATGCAAGGTTACCGTCTTCACCGAGACGCTTATACAGTGCGCGCAGCTCACCATCAGATCCCGGCGTAACCACCACATCACCGTCAATGCTCGCCACATATTTGAGGTGGGCAACTTCCGACAGGTAGAGCATGTTAATCCCTTCGGCCCCCGAGCCAGCAGCTTTAGCAAAATCCAGATTTGCCAGCGGATCAGGCTTTTTCAGTACTATGACTCGTCCCTGTGCATCGGTGACGGTCACTGTTTTATTACCTGCCTGAATAATCTTCTCGGACGGGGAAAGGGTCACCGTAGTACCGCCTACTGCCAACGTTTTTTGTTCATTCATGATTTAATTCCTGTTTATGCCTGCTGGACACGGCGACTTGCCGTAAAAGTCACTTTCTGGGATACCGATTTATCGCCGGCGCGTTCACCGGAATCGTCATATTTCAGCATCACCCGTTCATAGCGATACTGCGACACGCTTCCATCCGGCTCGGTGATGGTTTCCTGCATGGTGACGGCAGGCTCGTCCAGACCATTGAAGTAATTAGCCTCCAGCTCGGCAAAATACTCGTCAAGCGACGGGCCTCGACGCTCAAGGCTGAACGAACCGTCCCAGCCTTTAAAAAATCGCAGGTTGTCGGTGGTGCCCGTGATATCAGTGATTTCCTGCTCTTTAGCCTTCTGTTTCGACGTAAAGGAAATCACCTTTCCGAGATTAAGATGGGTACCGGAGGCGAGAGTCACGACAATCGTCGTGTCGCGCCCGATGGAATAGCCGTTCTGAGGCATGATGCATACCTTATTAAAAAGCCCGCACTGCGGGCTGTGGGATTAAGCAGATGAGGATGAAACCACGTTGACGTTAACCGACTGACCGCCTTCCACGTTCACCAGCAGTTTGGTGATGATGGAAAGATAGGTAACCCGGACATCGATTTGTTCCCAGCCCAGAGCAACACGGCTTGCCGGGTTGTTCGATTTATCCAGCTTCACGGTAAAAGCGTCTTTTGTCGGGTTGTTCACATCGCCGATCATGCCCTCCAGCTGCATATTCGCCAGAAAGCTCGATACCGTGGAGCGTGCCTGGCTACGCTGCGCCGGAGACTGGAGGCGACCGATGTAAATCCCCATCCCCTTATCCAGCGTGTACGCGATGTAGTTGGTCAGCGCGGTATAGTTGTCGCCGTTAATCATCGGGTTGCTGGACGAGTTACATCCAATGCGCCCGCCGAACTGATTACCCGCGGGGATCGGGTTGGTGATGACGTCAATCCCGGCTTCGGTCAGCTGCTGCAGCTCCGCATACGAGTACTGCATGCTCTGCGCCGATTTCTGGGTGGCAATAATGCCATAGAGCGCTTTATTCAGCGTGGACTGTTCAGGAGACAACGCAGCGCGACGACCGGCCAGAAAAGCCTGTGGTGAAATGAACCGCTTAACGCCGTTCACCGTGTCGCTAAACAGGCAGTAATCGCCCAACATCACTTTCACACCCCAGCAGTCGATGCCGGCGCTATTTTTAGCATTGATGGCATCCGTTATGGCTTCGCCGGAGGGACCAACCACAAACATATAGACGCCTTCATCAAGCGAGAACGCCGCCTGATCCGTCCACGTGGTACTGTCGTCACAGTCCGCCAGGAAAGCCGTTTTAACGCCCGTCCCCCGCAGGGCATACATTCCCGTGCGTGGGGCGATATCAACGCCCAGAAGCTTATCCCCATTAACAGATGTCACCCCATCCGTTCCCCCTTTCAGGGTCACAGAACCCGCTGTTGGGGCCGTTGTTCCTGTGCCCGCTGTGGCAACCACCAGTCCCGAGGCTTCCCGCATCGGTCCGGTACCGTTGTTAATAGCATCGGCAATAGCCTTCCACAACGCAGCTCCTGTCAGCCCTTTACCCAGGCCGTCATAGACCTCGGGTAGCAGCCCGGGTAGCAGCACGGTCACGCGCCATGTTCCTGGTTTACTCCCTGCGGCCAGCGCAGCGGAGATGCTGTTGCCGGTTGAGCCGGTGTATTTCGCGGTCAGCGTCAGACAGTCCGTCTGAATCACTGCGGTTGCAGCAACGTCGGTTCCATCCGTCACACGCACACAGCGGAAATCGTTGGCACCGTTAAGAATGGATGCCCACACCGCGGTACCGAGATCGTATTTTCGGGCTTTGATATTGCCGAAAGCCTGTACGCAGGCGGTAAGGTCTCCAACCGTCACCGGCGCATTGACAGGCCCCCATGATGCTGTGCCCACGATACCAAGAATATTCGTCGGCACGCCGTTGATGTAATTATCCGACGGGGGCACAATCTGAACATACACGTCCGGCACACTAAGCGCCGTGGTGTTAATGTCCCCCTGTTGTAAAACGGTCATTTATTGCCTCCAGAAAAACAAAAAACCGCCATCAGGCGGCGGTGTTATCAGATTTCCCGGCTTAGCGGGAGTTTTTATGAGGCGTTTTAGCAGTTGCTAACTTCTGCTCTGGCTGCTCTGGCTGCTCTGGCTGCTCTGGCTGCTCTGGCTGCTCTGGCAGGAGCCTGACAAAGTGCGCCCGCTCCGAGGACAGGATGAGTTCAATCACCTTTTCGTCGCTCAGGGTGTCCCCTACGTGGTAATCCGCGAATGCCTGGACCACTCGTACTTTCATTAAACCTCTCCGTTAATAATGCGTTGAACAGAACCTAAAACGGGACTGTCAGGCTCTGACGCAGCAGCGACAATCACGCAATCAGCCTCAATTGCTCTGATGGCCCAGGCGCTTTCCGTCTGGTACACGCCGTAGTTAACGGCATAGAAGAAATCACGACGGTAAACGCCGAGTTTCTGGTTATCGTCATCCTGTAACGAGGAAATATAGGCAATGGTCGCCTGCGAACCATCGGACAGCGTGAGGCGACACTCCGCCGACAGCGACGGGTCGATGGCATTCGCCAGCGGGTCACGCTTGTCAAAACAGCTCGCCCATACCGTAATCTGGTACTGTCGGGTCTCTCGCCTGACCTCGCGGGTTATGGTGCCCCGACCGCCGTCGTTAGCGCTTTCTTCCCACTCCCCCTCTCCCGTCAACACAGAGGTCACCTTGCTGCCGGGACGCGGAAAAACAGAGATATGCACCGCCCCTGCAAGCAGGTCCTCTTTCAGTTTTTCCGGGTTGGGCCAGCCCTGGTACACCCGGACCGGGTAATCCGGCGCGAGCGAACGGCACACGTCCGCCACCAGCTGCACCAGCGCATTCCCCACATCGGTAATATCGGCCATCAGATGTGTACCTCAATAGCCTGTAGTCGCCAGCCGGTATCGGACAGCTCAGCACCGCTGACGGAGAACATATTGCCCAGGTCGTCCACCAGCACATCTCCCGGATGGAACACGAGCGGCACAGAAGCCGGCAGCATGATTTGCCATCCAATCTGTTCTGGTGTACCGGCCTTGAGGGCCGCGCCATTACGCAACTTTCCTTTGCCGAACAGCACCGACGCGGGCCAGCCAGTGGCAGGAAGACCACCACGAGAACTTGTTCCCAGCACATCCACTGACTCATCCGCCGACTGGCACATTCCGCTGTACGGCAGCACGCTGACGTTATCTGACTCGCTCTCCGGGACCGGAATAACAGGCCGGGTCATCCGCACGGTACGGTTACATTCAACGCAGATGATCGGCAGTAGCTGCTGTTGAGCGGCAATAAAGTACGTACTGTCGGTACCCACCAGATAATCACCTGCCAGCGTCTGACGCCCGTCAAGGTCGCCATACCATAGAGGGTCGCCTGGATGGTTAGCCTTGAGGTACTTGTTGTCGGTGTTGTTGAATGCCGCGTTAAGCGTAGTGACCTTGTTGGTGAATGGATCCGATGCCGTCGCCGGCCGCATCACATCAAACAACAGTCCCAGCCTCAGCGCCGCCTTTCCCCTTCCCGCGTAGATTTTTGCGTGAATACGCGCTGCATCCATCCTTACCCCCTCACCACCCGGCATCCGGTCTGCCCCAGCCCCGGTCCTGGTGCAATCCCCAGAAATGCACACATTTCCCGTCGCCACAGATTGTAAAGGCGAAGGCGGTCGCCCACTTCCTGCTTGTTGTGCACCCAGACAGCAGCCACATCCGTATCCAGATTTTCACCCGATGCAGGGATCGCAGCCTCAAGAGTAGTCAGCGTTGAAAGATAACCGAGCAGGGTGCTTTCTTCCTCCGGCCGCAGCGAGGTCAGTCGATGCTGCAGGGTCTGCCAGGTGCCGGGTGAAACCCAGCCGTAAGCAAAATCACGACTGTCATCGGCTACGGTATCCCCCAGCATCGGATAACCAGCATAGCGCCGTACATCAGATAACTGCTGGTCATTTAGCATCACTTCACCTCAAGCCAGCCACCGGGATAATAATTTCTCACCTCATCCGGATGTACATTGGCAGTGTGTGGAGCGGGCCAGTGGTCCGCATCTCGTGCCATTTTTATCAGCTCCGGCGTTTCCGGCGTTTCCGGCGTTTCCGGCGTTTCCGGCGTTTCCGGCGTTTCCGGCGTTTCCGGCGTTTCCGGCGTTTCCGGCGTTTCCGGCGTTTCCGGCGTTTCCGGCGTTTCCGGCAGCACAGGCTCATCAGTACTGTTTCGCTTAGCCATCTTTTTCTCCGTTAATGCCGCCGGTAAGCCGGCGGCCAGATAATTAACCCATCAGGATCGCAGTATGCTCAGGCTTGATGTTTTTAACTCCCCATGCCGCCGCCACTTCGTAACGCACGCGTTTGTACAGCTTGTACATGGACACTTCGAAGCTCATTCCGGTCCGCGGGTCGGTGATCATGACGCGGTCTTCTGCCATATCCCCTTCCTCCGGGAGTGCCGGCGCACGCGTTGCCAGCACGACGGCGGAGCGGCTGAATGCAAAGTTCGCAGTAAACGCACCTGCGAGCGTGACGTCAGAGCCTGTCGCGACATCCTCGCGCAGACCTGGTGCACTAATAGCAACCACGCCACCAACAAGATCCGAGGCCACCACATACTGGAAGTTACCAATAGTGATAACGTCACCTGCAACGATGGTCCCTGTACCAGTATCAACCGGAATAAGATAGGTCCCTGTGGTCAACGCACCATTAGTGAGGTACCCCGTACCGGTCCCCGGTGCATGGATAGCCACCCCGGCTGACTCACGAATTTTGAAGCCGTGCAGTTCAATCAGCGTTCCCTGAGAACGAACGACTTCAGTTCCGGCTTCGTTTGCTTTGGTCAGTTGCGCCAGAGTACGCAGACTCGCCCCCGAAGTCGTGTCGATGACACACTGCAGATCGCTCGTAGGAGCACCGTTATCCTTGAGGATTTTAAGCGTCTGGGCCGTATCGCCGAGGTTCTGTGCAAATGGCGTAACAGATGCTTTACCCGCTGCTCGTGATGCCAGAAATGCCTGCTGTCCAATATCCACATCGATTTCATTCACCAGCGTACGGATAGCCTGGGTAATTTGATCGCGTCGAATATTGGCATAACCAGGACCCGTATTAACTCCTCGCTGTTCTTCACCTGTCCAACGGAATGGCACCACACGGGATTTAGTGATAGCGAAAGGCGTGTTGCCGATATTCTGGTCGCCATCATCTGGTGGCAACTGTCCCGGTGTCGTGTCTTCCGCTTTGGACGCGGGTGTTATCGGGATGCGAATTGCCTGATTTAGCGACGCCCGCTCCGCCGTTGCATCAAGGGTCACGGATGGAATAAAACCGGCCATTTCACGCGATACAATATCGAGGGATTCATAAAGGTCCGGAATAAGGTTGTTTAATGAGTTCATCGTCTATCCTGTTAATCGGTAATTTTTCCGCCAGATTTTGAGAACTCCATGCGCTCTGAGGCAGACATGGCATCAAAACCGGTTCGTGATACAGATGTTTTTGCAGGGTTGGTTGGCCCGCCACCTCCACCGCCAGCACCGCTACCTGAAGCTCCGGAACCTTTAAGGATTTGATCGCGGTATGGGTAGCTATCCACCAGAATTTCAAGCGCCTCATCAAACCCAGCTACCTCTCCCGGATTGCTGGGGCTGAACAGCTTATTTCCCGCTTTGTCGTAGGCCACTACAGCACCATCTTCCAGACGGAAGTGACTTCCAAAACGGGCTTCAACCAGATCCGGCGGAATAGCCATTTTTTCGGTAATGAACTGAGAGCGGGAAAAACTGCCACCAACCTTTTCAGTAACCAGCGCTTCACGAAGTGAGTCACGTTCTGTCACTACCGGTGCATACTTCTCCTCTACCGCTTTGATGGCCTCCAGCTTTACCTTTTCAACTTCACCGGCATCCACCAGCTTTTTCGCATCAAGGTTTTTAACGATATCCATGGCCTTTATGGCTTCAGCCGGATCCGCAATACCAGAAAACATCTTCAGACTGGTCTCAGCTGTTTCGGCACGTTCACGGTGTGATTTTGCCTCGCCGTTCAGTCGGGCGATGGTAGCCACCGTCCCTGAGACATCAAAGGCGATGTCTTTGCCTTCGTCGTTGACATAGAGCGGTTTGCCATCGGAGACCACAACGTGGCCATTTTCATCAAGTTTCAGTTTCATTGGATATTTGCCTTACAGATGGGCCATCCGGCCCGGAGCACCGCTCGCCATCCGGTCTGCGGCAAGAAAAAACCCGCCAGGGTGGCGGGTTCAAAGTAAAGGAAAAGAAATCAGGCGTTCAGTTCAGTTGTGCCGGGTTTGGCAGGCTGGGCCGTGATACGTTTTTGTTCCTCTTCCCACTTGATCTCAGGACTTATCATGCCCCTGCGTTGTATCTCCCTGAATAGCGTCTCGTTAGAAAGCGAACCAGCAATATTCATCTCCATCAGCAGCTCAGCAGAAGCTTCTGCCAGCGTGGCCGCGCCAAAATCCCGGAAAATGGTGATATGACCGCACTTTTTATCGCCTAACCATTCAGCCAGTAACGCGATGGCCTGGCTGGCGGCATCCTGCAGGTCACCAACAATACGCTGCAGGGCGCAGGTTCCGGACTCATCGTCCGCCATAGTCTGCGCAACGGTATTACGTCCGGGTTTTATAACCAGAAGCTCAGCACCGATTTGACGCATCTTGTCTTCAAGATCGAGAATATCCATTCGCCCCGCCTCAATAGCCTTACCCGTGTGCTCCACATATTTGAGGTCACCTTCGGGGGTGTCTGTAGATATAACTGAAGCAGCACCAACGGTAATCGGCGCGTCACCGAGCTGGCGACCAAACAATATTGGAACGCGGGCCACGTGCAGGATTGTCTGCTGGTCGCTTTTGGTCTGCCAGTGCTCCACATTCATGAACGCCAGCTCAGCAAGCGGCGGGGTGGCCAGCATAAATCCGGTCTTGTTACCGTAGACGGGTACAAACGGAATTTTTTTCAGGCTGGTTTTGCCCTCTTCCACCAGCACCCATTTTTTCTCGCCGGTGGTTTCTTCCTTACGTTCCTGATAGATACGCCAGCGTCCAATATCCAGTACCCTGACCTGCTCTATCGTCTCTTCAGAAAATTCATTCTTAGGGTCTGATTTCTGGACATATTCAACAAAACGCAGGTGGATAATGGTTTCCCTCCCCTGAATACGCTTCGATTTATAATCAAGCAACATGGTCGGGCTGATTTTGACAAAGTAAGGACGCAGCCCCGCAGCCTTCTCCTGCGCCAGATTCATCTTTCCGCTGACCCGCGGGTAATCCACAAGAATACCGCTCAGGCCATAGGCGAGAGCCTCTTCGCAGACGTTAGCGAGGAAGCTATGCAGATTGGTCCCTTCGAGGTCGATATCGTCAAACGTCTCGCTAACCCGTTCAGGAATATCAGCATCCCAGGTCACGGGTCGGGAGAAAGGTTTACCGCTCAGTACCTCAACAGTGCGGGAAAATGCCGGGAACAGCGTTGCGGTTTTACGCCGTGCCTCATAATAGCCCCCGTCTTCGTTAGGCCACTGAGGTAACCACTCTTTCCCCGCAGCACGCATCGCGGCCGTTCCGCCCAGTAATGCGGTAATCATCGGCCAGCAGCCGGCGATAGCCTCTATCCGCGGGGATCGCTTTCGAACTTCATTACTCATAGGAAATATCCAGTTAACCAGAGAACGGCCGGACCGTTGTTTTACGGGAAATAATCGGGAACTGCTTCACGATGTAATAACCACCAGCATCGTTTGGATGATCTATATCGGATTTTTTATCAGGCTCTCCGGTTTTTTCATCCCATATCTGCTGTTCCAGTGATTCCGAATACATCGGGCAACGTTTCACATTAACCTTATAACGACGCTCATTCTTGCCGTTACAGAACATCGCATTCATCGCATTAATGCGATCTTTCACGGGAGGATTAGCGGCATTGACCACCACATTAAACCCTGCCTGTTTTAACTGAGCGATATCGGTCGCGCTGGCGTTGCTGGATTTACGCGAATCGCCGGAAGCATCCGGATAGACGTAAATCTCTCTGACCTTGCGGTAATTATTACCGTCGTAAAGCCAGAACCGCTCCTTGATGACACGGATCATATCCGGCGTGTCGTAGGCATTGATGATTTCCGTTACCGCGCATGGCAAACCAAGGCGCAGCACGTGAACAATGCCGGCCATTTTCCCGACGTTAAAGTCCATGCCGATATAAAGCGGTTCCCCGGGCTGCTCCACCTCTTCGCAATTGTTCAACAGACGATCGAATTGGTGGTAAATGGTGCCGCTGGTCAGGTTAGTGAACTGCCCGCGCAGGTAGGCTTTAATCAGCTCAGGTGGGTATGACTCCAGAAGCGACGGTATATAGTCGGCCGGCAGGTTGGCCTCGTTATCGAAGGTCGAAGCCTGTACCAGTCCATACAGCGTGCCCAGCTCAGGTTTTTCTCTGATGGCCTTAACGAACTGTTCGTAAACAAACTTAAACCCTTCAGGCGTGGTGGTAACGTCGATACCGTTGCGTAATCCGTCAACCTTATAGCGCATACGGGCAATGATTTTTCGCCAGGCGGTTCTCGCCTTCACCTTCGGCAATACATCAAGCTCGTCCACCAGCGCATTACCAATTTTGAAACCAACAATAGTCTGAGGCTTCTCCATGGAACGGCAGATAGTGGTTCCACGATACTGTCGTCCGGAATAAAAATGGACCTCTTTATTGCTCTCGTTGATTTTAACGTTCAGCCCCCAGTCAAAAGCCACCTCTTCAACTGTCGGGTAGAAAATGTCACGAATCTGCGGATACGTTGGCGCGAAATAACCCTGGTTTATTTTCGGGTGTTCCCACATCCCCTTACAGATACCACCGCACCCCACCCACGTCTTGCCGGAGCCAAAGCCAGCCACATAGGCTTTGAACTTATGCGGCATTGCCAGAAACTGTGCCTGGGGGACATTAAGCGTCGGCGATATCATCGTCTTTGCTCCTTACACACGCATCCACCACGTTGATATTGACGGTGACTGGTGTTGGTTCGTCGTCTTCAGGATCTGCTGCCAGTTCTTTGCGGAGTTTGTCGATCTCCAGTTGTCGGCGTTCAATTTCTATCTGCTGCAGACGCTGTGCATATTCACTATCAGCCAGACCAAGCCGCTTCATCACAGCTTCAAACATCCGCTCCCTGCTGATGGCGGTTATCTCTATGCCATTTTTCCCCAGCTTAACGCCAGAGTAAGCAAGCGCAGCATCCGGAGTCAGCTTGCGGGTATCTGCGAAAAAAGCCTGTCCGTTTCCATCACCATTGCAGCGCGGGCATTCCGGATTGGGCGCGCGAGTGTGGTCGTAACCATAACCACCGACATCTAACGGTTCTTTGCGCTTTCTCTCCAGTGCCTCGATACGCTTTTCCTCATACTCCACGGCATCACGCCATTGGTACTGGTGACCAAATCCCCAACAGTACCGACAACTCCCACGGCGATATTGTGAAAGTTGGTTGGCGTCGAACGTTGCCAGTCGCCACATCTGCTCAAGCACTTCATCTGCGGAGCCGAGCGTGCGCACGATGGATGCTTTTTGCTGCTGCGCAATGGCCTGCGCAACCCTAGTTTTCCCTAGTAGCTCGGGTCCTATTTTGTCAGCGTTTTTTTCACTATATCCGGCACGAATAGCAGCCTGTGTGGCATTGCGATCTTTCAGATATTCCGCGACGAACAAGCGTTGCTGGTCGTTGAGACCGTCATCACCTATCAACTCGTCTGCGCATTTTTCTTTTTGCGCAGTGCGCAATTTATTCTGCGCAATTTTTTGCGCAGTTTGCCCCGAGGGCTTTTTGATATATCGGCGGGCAGTAGCGTAATTTAGTCCCTGCGCTTCACACCAATCCTTCGGTGATACGCCGGTTGCGGCATGTTCGGACAGGAACCGTTGCTGAAGCTCGCCCCAGTCCGGCTTTGCCATAAAGAATAATCCTCTGGGCTGAAAACTATAATCCCGACACCTGGCGGCACCTCAAAGAACCCAAACAGATCGTTTATGCTGATATCTGCACACCACAGGCGCAGTGAACAGAAGAAAATAAAAGCCACATACCGCTGTACGAAAAGTGCGTTGAGGGTAACGGCGTGTCGCTTTGCATTACATAACATCAGCAAAGTGCTTTATGACCATTTTCCCGCCACCCGTGCGGGCTTTTTTTGTGGTACACATCACTCCATATATTCCCGAAAATTTGACATTTGTCTAAAAAACGCCCAGCTTTATTCATTCCAACAATAAATACCCTACAGCAACTATCTCCATCTGAAATCAAACCACCGACTTTGACAACATGACCCGGGAGTTGCCTATGACATACATTCATCAGAGAGTTCCTCTTAACGACGGGGATACGGTCATCATCGACAGTTCACATTGCTGTCGCGCATACCTGATGCATAAATGGGATTATGATTCATTCCTTGAAAACAAGGGCTTCAGCTATGCAGATCGCAGTGATACCGCCGCGTTCGACCTGGACCTTACCACCGCTAAGCTGCATGTTTCCCGTGGGGGAGTGTGGGATATGATTATTGTATTTGAGACCCACGCCAAAGAAAATGTCCGGTATTCCGTTGACGTCTTACATGAACTGAGTTGACCGACAGCAACAGGGATTGCGGCTATGGACAGCCGCTACTCAGTAGTTTTTTCATCGGCTGTCATTTCCCCCACCCTGCACAACACCACCGCGTTACCGTTCACCAGCACGCGGGTAAAACTCATCGGTTCGGTTGAAGTGATCTGCACGCCGACGTAACGCTGGGATACGCAGCCGGTAAGCAAACACGACAACGCCAGGTATAACGTCAGCGTTCGCATATCACTTCCCTTTACAGGTCTGGCTTTCGCCGGGGTTTGTATCGATGCAGGCAGAGCCGTTCGGATAGGTCACGACTACCGTGTTATTTGGCTGCACTTCTGCATTGGTAACACCCTGTCCTTTCGCACCGTTAACATGGGTAAACGACACGGCAGAACAGGCGACCATCGATGCAATAGCGACCACCAGCAGCCCGTTGATTAACAGACGCCTGTTTTTTTTATTCATGTGTTCTCTCACCAATAAAAAAACCGCGGGTAAGCGCGGCTTTTTGGCGGTAACTGAGTAATGTTATTTACTGTTTTAATGCAACGACAATCGCGTTAATACCATCTACTTTAAGGCGAGAGGCAAGATACTGTTCTTTATAGTAAGCAGCATCACCATTGATGGTGATGTAGTCTCCCCCAATCAATAGATTGAGGAAGTTATCAGGTGGATTCATAAAAATTAATGACCCTCTATTGTCACCAGGTCTATGTGAGATAAAATTAAACACCCCTTTATAACGACCTGTTTTTACATCACTTACATCCAAGACTATTGGACAGAATTTCCCTGCCTCACCAAAATATAACTCCGTCGTCCCAGGTTTTAATTGAAAGCCTCCCATGATATTAAGTTGAGCATTAGCTTGATCACTTGAAAATGTGAGTCTGGAATTATCTTGCAATGAAATCCAGCCACTAATATCATTATTACTCTCCACTTCGGAATCAGATAGCTTATTAATCGATATTTTTACTTTAGATGATCCCCTTACTAAAAACGATCCATAGCTTTCTACAAATTGAATACCGTACAACCTGAAAGTCCTGGTATTTATTAAGCAAGAATAACCAGACTCACTTATCGGTGAACTATCAATGACAACATCCCCTGAAAGGTTTACATATGGCTGATTGAGTTCCCAATAACCATGTCCCTTTATATTAAATTTTGAAGGACTCGAACACCCTCCACCATTCATTATCAGCCCCCCTGAGATATCCCATTCACAAGGTGTACTACCGTTGTGAGTCTCAATATTGATATTTTCAATTTTAAAAATGGCGCCATCACTCACGGTTACATTCGCCAGATTTCCATTCTCACAAACATTCGCATCTATTCCAAACTCTTCCCACTGCTCATGGGAAATAACCAACCTGCCGCGCTGAACGTTGATGTTGGTTTTTTTTGCCGCCGAAAAATCCGCTTTTACTGGCCACATAAATGCTTTTCCCGAACCCCGATTTACTTTTAAAGTAAGTTCACATCCAGGGGCATCCATAGTAAAACTACAGCCAAGTGATTTATCGAAATCATCTCTGGGAATTACTCTATCACCAAAGTTCTCAGTATATGTTTGATTTATATCCGGATCCCATGTAAAGCTCATGTTAGCGTCCTCTAATTAACCCACGGTTTAGCATAATTAAACTATTTCATCACATCAGAAATTTTTCACATCTGGCTAAGCACTTTTGTTCTTGCAACATTTCCGCATTAGTTTAATGGGTTAGCATAATCTGCCCCATTCGAATGCACTCTCAGGACACTCAGTCTATTCCCTCTTCGCAGACCGGAAGGCTTTGTATGGAGCGGTCAGCGGGAATCGAACCCGCATCATCAGCTTGGAAGGCTGAGATAATAGCCATTATATGATGACCGCAAAGTGCGGGTCTCTTTCCCCGCCGTCAACGCTGGCTTATTTAGAGTCCATCTCGTCAAGGACTATCGTGTCGGTAGACCTATTCAGCTCTACACTTGCCTGGTGCGCTGTACTGGAGTCGAACCAGTGACCACTGCCTTCGGAAAGCAATACTCTATCCATCTGAGCTAACAGCGCTTTGGTGGCCCCTGCTGGATTTGAACCAGCGACCTGGCGATTATGAGTCACACGCTCTTACCACTGAGCTAAAGGGCCTAAAAGTTGTTGTGATGCCTGGTGCCTCCAGGTGGGTCTTTGGTCAGCAGCCATGACCCGCATCTGTATCGACTACCCACGACCACAGGTCTACTTTGCTGATTATGCCCCGCCGCACAGGGGGATTCATCACAACAAGGAAACGCACTGTCCCATCGTGCCCAACGCCTGGGATTCATCCCTGCAGTGCGTTTTCTTGTTGAATGAACTGCTATTCAAAATCTTCATTTCCCACCCAGCTGTAAGTTGTTGTGATGCCTGGTGCCTCCAGGTGAACCTTGGGTCAGCCACCCGGTCCGCGCTTTATTGATGTGCTTAGCTGTAATAACAGGCCGTGCTCTTGCTGTTTACGCCCCGCCGCATAGGGGGATTCATCACAACAGGGAAGCACACTGACCGAACACCCGCCAGAGTGCCATCATTGAATCCGAAGCTACCATTGCCAGTGTGCTTTCCTGTTGGTGTATTTTAATGCCGACTACCGGAATCGAACTGGTGACCTACTGATTACAAGTCAGTTGCTCTACCTGCTGAGCTAAGTCGGCGCGGGAGGGATAGTGGCAACGGGAAAATAACCGTGGCAACCCTTCGTTAACTTCTGGTTACCTGATTAATCAAAAATTAACATATTGTCCGGAAGCGTATTCCTTTCATAAAATCCGCCCTGCTTCTCTTCAGATACGAGAGAGCCCACGCTAACGCGTGGGCTCTCTGCATATCGGTGATCGCACGGCCATTCAGGCCGCGCAATATATCCAGATAATAAAAAACCCCGCCGTAGCGAGGTTCAAATTTTGATTGCTTATCGAGTCTGCCATCGTGGCGCAGCTCTGCCAAGCATGAATGAATTATCAGCTTTTTGTGTCTGTTTTCAAGTTTTATTTTCTTGGGCTTGTTTCAGGGCTGCGCGCATACTCAGAAAAACAGCACTGTTAAAATGACTTACGCACCATCTCGCGCGGTCTTCGGCCTGCTGGCGACTCAGCCAGGGAGCTACACTCTGCAAATAACGACCAATATCGCTGATGCGTTTACGCCTAGCGTAGAAATCAATACCTACCACATAAACCGGATCATCATTGCTTAATGCTGACAGAATGCAGCGCTCCACAAAATCCGCGTCATCCTTCCGCATCTGCCTGTCCAGCGTGTCAGCCAGTGAGGGTCTGGGCCAGAGAATGGCTTTCGCCATCTTTAGCAACTCCTCACCACGATAACCAATTTTCCTCAGCCCCTTTATCGTCTCGGTGATTCGCTTTGCCGCTTCGTCTGACCACTCTTCCCCCTGCAAATCGTGCCAGAATCCACCAGCCTCGAGCATCGCCTGCTCAGGTGTTCTTCCGCCATAACACTCTCCCCAGACTGACAGGAGTGATTTAGCCCATGCACTCTGGACGCTGGTTAATGGGCGGAATTTTCCAAGCCAGCTCTTACGCGGTGCAGCAGCTGCTTTTTCCATAGCAGAGGTATGTTGACGGCGTTGGCGTGGTGTCATACCTGCCCTCCCAGCTCGTACATAACCTGCACCAGCAATTCGCTTTCGGTTCCAAAATTGTTTTCCCATGTCTGACGGCCAGCATGCACGGCTTTACCGTGCCCGCCATCGCGATGATGAAAAGGGCAAAGCGGAATAACATGGAAGTTGTCGGCGCGGACTGATAATCCAGTGCCTTTACTGCAGTGGTGGATTTCTGCAGGAGTGTCCTCGTAACCGAGGTTTTTGCAGACAATGCAGCCCAGAGACGCTACGCGCTCCAGATGAAGTTTTTCGGCTTTGGTCTTTGATTTACTCATGCCGCACCGCCTGGGTGCGAAAGACAAACGGAAACACCGTGCCGGATGGGACGGTGTGGATTGGTAGTGCAATTTTGATGCGCCATACTATTTCCTGTTACGGCGCGACAAATTCAGGATGTTCAGTCCCTTTGATTATTGTAAATCAAAGGTTCGTAGTTAGCACGTAGTTGTTTATCAGCATCAGGACAAATAAAAACTGCAGCTGGGTGGATAGGCATGGCTGAATAATTCCCTTTGCCATCCGAGTACACCTGGTACCGCCCTTCGACTTTTATAAATTCAACAAGCATCTCAATATCCATACTTTCAAACCTCACTGGAATGATACCTCCTCCTCACGGAGGGTGATCCATCGATGGTAATACTTGTGCACTACAGTGATTTAACCGAAATTTAACAACAAGTCTAATAGGCTACGTAGATCAATCCTTATCATATCGATCTGTTTTAACGATCAGTTTCTGACCGTTACAATTTTTTTGGGGTTTTGAATGACAAACAATCAGAAAAAGTTACAGAAGGGATTTATTTGTATTTATTGTTGAAATATATGCTATTTCATTGATTGTCAGGATTGATAAGTTTCATACGTAAAGAAAAGATAACCCCTCACGCCCAGGAGGATTTTTGGAATTGAGGGTGGTCGCGCAAAGGGGTCTTGCTTAACGAGGGGGTAAAGTGTAGCTTGTCTCTGTTCATGCCTGAGGCAGATACCCTCAAGAAATGTTAAAGGCGCGCCAGTCGGTGAACTGGGCGCGCCTTAGGTACGTCTCTTACGGCTTAAGTAGCAGCAAGATCAGCTGTAACACAGCAATGACGACCTCGATAATCTGCCTAAGCAGTTCGCGAGATGTTGTCATCCGTTCTTTCCTTAGCTAAGGAAATTCCGCCAACCAGACCAGCTCAAGATTTTCCCCGAATCTGGTTATGCGTATCGCCGAGATGGCACGCTGCGGCCCTTCCAGGGTTTGAGCTTTGACGGCACCACCCGTTTCAACGGGGAAAAACCGTCACCTAATAACCCAATGAACCGCAAAGCTTTTCTCGACGCGCAGATTCTACATCAGGATTTTGTTTAGAAAAACCTAATTTCTACTTGAAATAGAAATTGTATTGAGTAATCTAAACATCACGAGATGGCGCGCTGCGTCAAGGTTTGTAAGCCTTGTGTTTGCAAACCCTCAAAAAACCCCGGCCACCAACCGGGGTTTTTTGTTCCTGTCAGACAGATGTATCCATAATATTTTCATTCCGGATTTCTTTTCTCCGTTTTATTGTGAACCTCCCACAGACTAATACCGCAGCTGGCTACGAATCCCGCCAGGTAATCCAGTCCTGACCATTCTCGAATACCGCCACGAGCCGCCTCTACAAATACAGCGATATCTTTATCCCGCCATATACCAAACAGACGCCAGCCACCTTCATCTGTTTTGACTGCAGCTACACGCGTAATAACGCCAGTCTGGTGCAGTTCAATAAAGGCAGGTTTCTTCCGGGTGATTATTCGCATAATGACAAACCTGAGATTTGTTTATAACAAATGGGTGATTAGTCTTGATTAGTTTTACCCTGAAGCATGGCGGCGCGACTGTCTTCATCTTCGCGCTCACCAAAAAGTGCCAACTCCAGAACATCGATGGCCTGCGATGAAGAGTGCGCGTATTTATCGAATGACGGCCCCTTTATTCGCTGAGCTAGCTTGAACAGCCGTTTCTCCTGTTCGTGATATATCTCGCTCAAGTTCCGATGCTGCTCATCAGGAACTACCGGCGCTGGCTGCACTGCATAGAGTGGCTCACGGTAAATCGGGATATAACCTGGACCTGCATCCTCGCTACCTGCCTCTCCATCAACCACGCCGCGGGCTAAATACGCGTCGTTAAGCCATGCGATTGGTTCCTGATGCACTTCCGGCGTTGGCGGGGTGGTGTAAAGCGGCGTCGAATGCAGGCCTAATATCCCTTCAGCATTGGCGACATAGCCGCCGTCAGCGGTTAATTGGTCACCAGTGCGGGCGTGAACTATCCAAGCAACATGCTCCGCTTCGAGCGATACCAGCGCGATACGCGCCAGCTCCAGCTCAATTGACCACGTACGCTCTTTGAGAGGCTCTAACTCTCCGGCCAGCATCATCTCTGCAAACTCAATGCGGGCCTGCGCAGAAGCGATAAGCTGTTCTTTGGTGAAGGTGATCATGATGCCTCTCCTTTACCGGCTGCGGCAACCTTCACGCCAGCCTCTCTAAGCGCCTCTATGTCAGCCATCCCGCGAGCATTCCAGCCAACAGCGTATGACGCGTAAGTGCCGCGCAATCCAAGGCGCTCAGCTTCAGCAGCAATCTCGAAAACCTCAGGCGCATTGGCCGATGTAATGTTCACTGGTAGTGTTACCTCCCGCGCCTCCAGCTCAGCAATCCGCTTCTCTGCTTCACGCAGTCTGTCATGCAGGCTATTGCTCTCCCGGCAAAGTCTGGCCTTGATTTCAACGTCCTTAGCAATCTGCTCTTTGCCCTCTTCGTATGCATGAACATAAACACCCATCGTGCGTTGGATGTTCATGCGGCCAGCAACTAACTCAGCATTTTGCTTATCTCTGGCCTCCAGCTCATCCAGAAGCGCCAGCACGGTGGCGGGGTTTGCTGCGGAGATGAATCTGGCGTTATCAAAGTCCTGCTGCCCCGACGTATCGTCACCGCATATGCTAGTGAGAATGGAATTAGCGGTGCCATTTCGCATAATCCACACCTCACCGTTTTCTTCTTCCCATGGACCTGGTGTTGCCCTGGTAGCTAGCTCACGTAATGCGCGTTTGTCGATGTTGCTCATTGGGCGGCTCCTTTCTTCACGCACATAACCACGAGGTTCATCCTGTCGTGTTTCCGAATTTCTGTACGGGCATCAATACAAGCCTGCTGTGAATTAAACTCAACCCCAGAAATATTCCCGCTGTTGTAGTAACCAGTGCTGAGTGATAACAGAATCCAAATCATGAATGCACTCCTTTGCGAAGCTCAACTGTGGAATTTTCGATAAACTCTTCAGCGTACTCACCAGATAAGCCATCTTCGGCTGGCAGCGTGGAGTTTGCCAGTTCTTCTTTGGTGTCCAGAATCATGCGCACCACGTCGTAGACTTCAGCCAGCGGCTTATCAACGAAACCGTGGTTGAAAGCAGCGGCAAGGCGGCTGGCAGCATAGTTGATGCCTTCGTTACGAGCCTGAGCCCGCACTTCAGCCAGGAAAGCGTCAGAAACCGTTGAAAGAAATCCCCGCTCGTGCAAACCCATCAGCAGCGTGAACTGGCTACGCGCTGAGACAATCAACATGTAGCGGATGCTGTTAGCGAACATCGATGTATTGTCGTCGTGCAGCAGCTCCTCGACGTCGTTACCTCCCGTATTCTGGAATAAGGGCAGGTACGGCCGCATCCAGTCCGGAACGGCATATAACTCTTTGGCTGATTTAGTCATACTGACCCCTCCTCACCCAATACCCAGCGCAATGCAGCAGCATATTCACCTCTAGCGGTCTCGAGGGCACTGGTTATGTCTTTACGGGATTTCATGCGTGGTTTTGTCTCGCCCAGAACCTGGCGCTGACGGCGCGATTTTTCATGGCCCGTGGTACCGGCGGTTGCCACTTCCATTTCTCTGACCTTCTCCCGCTGCTCGTCCGGCGTAAGTGATGCCAGCTGACGGGCCTGGGTGACGGTCACCGTGCCGGATTCCACGGCGTCACGTACCGCCTGCGTGGTGTCCAGCAGGGCCAGTGTGGCGCGCACGGTCTGGGTACTGACGCCGAACATCAGGGCGAGGTCGTCTTCGTCGTGTCCGCGCTCCAGTGCATCAGCCATTTTTTTTGCGCGCCCTACAGGAGTGTCTGCCTGGCGAATTTCGTTAGCGCTAATCATCGCCTGTGCCATGCGAACTGCAGAGCCTCGCTTCGTCACAGCTGGTACTTTCAGCGTTTCCCTGCCCGCAGCCTGCAGACGGATATTTGCTTCAAGTGTATGCCGGACACGCTGACGACCATCGACCACGCAGGACAGCCCTGTTTCCGGGTCTTTCCAGACGATAATCGGCTCAAGGACACCCTGGTCCATGATGTTCAGTACCATCGCTTCGCTAATCGGCAGGTGAATACGCTCGTCGTAAAGCGGGTGTGACTTGTCTGTCACCAGGTGCAGTTTTTCCGGTTCGAAAGAGAGAACGTTGCTCTTCCCGCACGCGCCATAAGCGTCGATAGAATTTTTAGCCATAGTTTTGCTCCTGTTTTACCTGGTCTGTCAGCTCCTGCCAGCGACGCAGCAGCTCTTCACGCGCCCCCTGCTTACCACCCAGTGAATAACCCATGCCGATATGGTGATGGCCAACGCAGCGTATCTGCGCTGAGCCCGCCCAGTAGGTCTCTTTGAAAAACATCTCAACGGTGTTTCCGCAGGTCGGGCAAACAGGGTTTTCAACACGACGCATGGCGGCACTCCTTCAGAAGCTGCTCAAACATCCGTCGGACGGGGTTACTGCAACCATGTGGCATGTCATTGACTCGCCAGGTCGGACTACCATCACGAACCCCGGTCCTGATAATCCGCCCGGTATTGCCTAACTGAGCCAGAATGCCGGCAACGGATGCCATACTCTTTCCCTGTGCTCTGGCGATTTCGCCAGTGGTCAAATCAGGATTTTCAGCCAGAAACTCAAATACCGTCGGGCCCGTGTTTGCTGTGTTTTTCTTAACCATAAAATTTCTCCCGTTAATTCTTGTTACCGACAAAACCCCTGGGGATTGAGTCATCGCATTTGAAACTCGTGGCAAACGCACCACCACCGTTAGCCAGATTTATCGGGCATAGTTTCAGTACGAGATCTGACCATTTCTCACGAAGGGCCATCGCAGTTTTAACCTTCTCGCACCAGAACTGGTTGCCATGAATTCGCTCAACCATCCTGCGCATCTGCTCATGGTCGCAGCCCTGCCCCTCGCGCAGCAGGCGGATTTCGTTCACCCAGACTGTCCAGTTGGGTTCAGTGGGTCTTGAAATCATTCCGTCGAATTCAGCGGCGAGTTCGTGTAACTCCACAACGCGGGCAAAAAACCACTCAGCAAACGCCATGTCGTCAGCGTTACCCCAGAGGCTTTTGTCAGCGTCGTAAATCACTGCATCGGGATGGCGGGACAAAAAGTTATCCACAGGAGAAATTTCTCCATCACGGTTTTTATGATCTGTATGTAGTGATCTGTTTTTAAGATCTGTATAGAGAATAGATTCGGCGTTTACGCCGTTTCCAGGATTCGGCGCTTGCGCCGTTTCCATTCGGTGTTTGCGCGGAATGCATTCGGCGCTTACGCCGTTTCCATTCGGCGTTTGCGCCGAATCCACTGAATCCGGGACTTCTGGCGATTCGGCGTTTACGCCGTTCCCATTCGGCGTTTGCGCCGAATCCAGTAAATCCGCCGATTCGGCGTTTACGCCGTTTCCATTCGGCGCTTGCGCCGAATCGGAAAGATGTGGAAAAACTTTGGCGATCAGTTTTTCTTCGTTGATGCGGTAATGCTTCTTCGGCGTTCCGCCAACTTTGCGCAAATCTTCTTCAATTGCGTCAGTCAAATACTCCTTGACGATCCGGTCCATAGCACGGCGAATAGAGTCTTCGCTGACAGCACGAACTTCGACAGCCAGCTCCTCATGTGCCTTATAGAACCAGCCATCCTGCAGATGCGATTTACCGGATGACCAGAACACCAGTTGATTCAGAATGGCTGCCAGCAAATGCGCCTGACGGTCTCCAGCAAAAAAATCGATATATGGAACTGGGATCGTGATGCAGTTCCCCTGCCCCGACATGGCCTGCATGACCTCAAATATCTTGCTCACGCTAACCTCGGTAACTATTTCTGAGGGCTTTTGATTCATAGCCGCACCTCGATAAACTCGTTAAACTTTTTCCTGCTCAGCTCGCACTTTTCATCACACCCGTCACGCTTGAAAGTGATTTTGTGCGGACTGACATTCAGCACTGTTACCAGGCGTCCACGCCCGTCGCGATATTTCTTTCCCGGAAGGATTTCAGCGCTGCAGCCGGTGGCTGGCTTGTTTCTCTGCAGCACGCTTTGCCAGCGCTTCAGTAATTCCTGGTCAGTACACATCGTGGGCTCCCGGCTGTCAGTGCAGAACCAGCGCCAGCGAATCCGGCGCGCTGTTAAGCTTGCTCACCACATCCACAACCGTCGCCGAGACGAAAGCATCTGCGGCTTCGTTGACCCCTTCGACGGCCATCTCCAGCGCCCGGTACTGCATGGAGTTCGTCAGGAGCAGCTGAGCATTCAGCTTTCGCGGCAACACAAGCAAAATGGCGGGAAGCAGCTGGCGCATCTTCTGACGCTTCAGCGATGTGTCGCAGTAAATCCAGCGATGGAAGATGTACTGCTGGTTGTTCCAGGTATTTCCCTTCACCAGTGGTAAAGAGCCACCACCAAGATCGAGATATTTTTCAGCGATGATGTTCGCGACGTAGGCCTGCCCCTTGTCAGCCGCCCAGGTGAGCAGGACCTGCCGAACGAGTTCTTGTTTGATTTGCATTAATCAGACTCCTGTTGAATTGGTACGATATTGTCTGGAATACCATCAGAAGGGGTTGGGTAAATATCGGGGCGTAATTCATGGGGTGTTACCTGCCATTCACCGAGTTTGCATAACCGGATGACGTGAACGTCTGGGACTTTATCGCGTTCGATCCAATTGGCTACCGCTTGCGCGGTTTTGAAATTGAACATCCTTGCAACTGTCGATAAACGACCAGCAGCCTTAACCGCCTTTTCAGTAGTGTTTTTAAAACTCGTATTCATCTCATTCTCCCGTAGGTTGTGAGATGATAATACTACATAAAGTAGAATATGCAACTACGTAAAATAGAAATGACTACAAGGGACATGTGTCTTAATCTTCTACACATGGTAGAAAAAACTAATAAACATCAGGATTTCGCAGATCGGCTTAATGCTGAAATGGATAAAAAAAAGTTATCCGTGAAAGATTTAAGTCTGGCCTGCGACGTAACCTACGAAATGGCTCGTCGTTACACGCTGGGCACGGCAAAGCCACGCGATGAGAAAATGGCAAAGATAGCTAATTGGCTGGGAGTGGCACCAGCATGGTTAGATTATGGGCATGGCGATAATCAGGTCCCATCACCGATTGCTTCTTTACAACAACCAGCCACAAATGGTGACGATGATGAGTTTAAGAATCTCACTGAAGATGAAAAGAGGTTGATAAGAACGTTTAGGCAGTACCCAAGCGTTGAAAGTCAAAATATGTTGCTAGTCTTTGAGATGCGTTTAAAGGAACTTCAAGAGCACTATAAAGAGTATTTCAAATCGATTGGCGGAAAGATTTAACATCATTCACAACTACAAACCGGCTTAGAGGCCGGTTTTTTTATGCCTGTAAATCATCCAACCCCACTCCTTCCGCTCAAAAAACACAACCAAGAGTAGCTTATTTATTCATTTATTCTACTTTTAGTGTTGACACATCTACTTCCTGTAGTATTCTTATCTAAACCGAAGCAAGGCATCAAGCCACGCGACAGATTCAAAATGTTCCGCCTCCCCGGCGTTAAGGGGAAACACAGGAGAAGCCAGGATGACACACGCATTCAAACAGATCGTCGATACCGATGGCGAGCCAATGATGGAAGTAGTGGTTAACAGCGATTGCTCAGCTGTTGATATGGAAGCGATCCACGCGGAAGCGCTGGAAGAATACGATGCCCGTAACACCTTATACGTTTACGCTCCTGGCGACGCTGCCCGTGAAGTATGGAATCAAATGACACCAATTGAGCAGACTGTTTCTGTAGAACTGCGCCATGCCGAAGCGCTGGAAATGAATCTGTTTGAAGATCGGATAGCTGCGGCGGGGAAGCTGATGTTTAAACATGGTGAAGAATCAGCAATTGATGCCTGTCACGCAGAGGCTCTGGAGCTCAACGCGGAATTTGACGACGGCAAAACCATGGACATGTACCACAAGTGGAATACTGCCCCTACCGCTCAGATTCGCCGTGACATGCTGGCTGTTGCTCATACTGAAGCGCTGGTTATGAAAGAGGGAATTGAGCTTGCGTTACACATCATCACCGCAATGGGTGGGAGCGAGAGCGCGGGTGATGCGGCTGGAGGTTGCCTGTATCGCGACGGTTTTAACGAAATTAATTACCTGGTTTCGGTGGCATTAAGTCTGTACTCACAGAGAGAGACGGCGCATGCCGAAGCGCTGGAAATGAACACCAGTTACACCTGATTAGAAAGTTCGTTACGGGTCGCCCGGGTGAAAGCCTGGAGTGTAATGGAGAAGGTGAACGGCAAGTAGCCCTCCCTGTCACGGCAGTGAACGCGGTTTCGCCCAGCATCCCGCGCATAGAATGCCCCGTGAGGCTTAAAGGGCCGTCCGCTCCACGTTACGGAGCACACAACGGAGTGAATCATTCCTGTCTCTGGTCCGGCATCGCGACTGGTGGGGACGGGTAGCCACACAAGCCGCAACGCGAAGCGGCCCGAGTGGAGTTAAGCGAGGAGAACCTTATCGGGGAAGTGAAGCCCTGGGGGAATGGTTCACTCCGTTGTGGTGTAGCTCAACTGGACAGAGCGCCCCTTGTGTGGGGAGGTGAGCTCTACGCAAGGTTCATAACCCAGCGTATCTCATGCGGTCCGGCCGGACGTTATCCGGGTTCAAATCCCGGCGCCACAACCTGACACTAAGCCCGGAGACGGAGACGACAAAGTAACCTGAATGGCGAAACGTCAAAGCACCTGAACCGGCAATGTGTGCCGAGGACGGAAGGCATAATGCCGTGACAAGCCGGGAGAGACCGGCACACAACACGAAAGCGCATTCCGGCTTTTCACATTTGAGCTTTGTCGTTAAACCAGATGGTGGAATGCGCTTCCGGTTGTGGTAATCCGCAAAATGGTGCGGCGGTAAGTATGGCCAGGTGCCCTTCCTTCACCTGTGATGAAGACACCGGGTTACCAGGTTGACCATACGCCTGAGTGGTAACCCCGCCACAACAATTATCCATGGGCGGTTTGGCGGTATCAGTGTTTATTCCTTTGGCTGATACCGCCCTTTTTTAAAATTGATTTTTCTGTGTGGTGAATGCGGCTAAGCGCACGCGGCAGAGCTGAACAATCAGTCCTTATCAGTAGTTGGGTGAATTGTAGTCGGCGTTAATTCTCAGTTCGTTAGCGTCACCGGGAGGCACCCGGCACCACACAGCAAAGTTAGTTAAATGGAGAATGTTATGAATAGATCAATGATAATTGCGGCTCAGGCTCGCGCTGCATCGGCAGTACAGTCTTCAAATGTCTTTTTATGGAACGGCGCAAAGGATTTATTTAAAGCTGGACTGCATGATAATGACCCTTTTACCCTTTTTGGTCTGCGTCATCCATACCGTAAAGTTAATATTGATGATGTTTTATTAAATTATGAAACGTATGGTGACTGTGCAATTTGCGATGCTGATTTATGCAAAGTCCGGCACGCCATAAATCTTGACTTGCCTGAAGAGGCTTTCACCAAATGCAGAATATAGCGACAGGTCCTTTACTCTGGGCGCTCGTTGTACACGCCCTTGTGAACGGTGATTATCATGACGCCGTACTTGATGTATATGATTCAAGAAAAGAATGCATACATATAAAAGAGGAGCAACGTATAACCGGGGAATGTTATGAAATAACTTCCATTATCAACAAAAAATCCACTTAATCTTTAACATCACTTAATTAATGCCTTAACCGGCAGGGATTCACTTACCTTAAAATCAGGAAACAACAAAATGATTAAATCAATTAAAATCAAAAAACTTCATGTTGCGCTTGAACAAATCAGACCTGACACCTTTCGCTTCAACTGCGCTGGTACGATTGAAGGCACATTGCACATCACCCCTTCAGATACCTGCCAGATTGAGCTGCTGGGTGGCTATAACCTCCCTGAAAATCATTGCCCTGCATGTGCAATGATGTCCATTTCTGAGCTTTATTTCCTCGTAGAGCAGGCAGAAGAAACCGCTGGTCTGAATTATGCAACTTACAGAAAAGTCTTTCATGAAGGCGTGAAATCTATTCTCCGCCATTAATTGACTCTCATTATACGACATAAAAACCGCCTTGAATGAGGCGGTCAATCAGGAGCAAATGTAATGGAAGATACAATCTGCAATTGTGGTGGATGCGGTAAACAGCATCCTAAATCCGAACTCACATACCGGAGTTCAGAGATATACCCCTATCGCTGTAAATATTATTGCAACGCATGCAACCTGCAAAAAGAAAAACGTGACGCGTTAAAAATCGCAAAAGTAAGAGCCCAAAAGCCATCACGCGCCAGTTATTCATTTAAATATTAAGAGGCCATTATGTCTGTTGAACTGAAAGTGTTTGGTGGTGCATATTTCCCAAAAGACAAAGCACTTAAAAAAGCGCCAGATTTGAAGCCGCTTGTAATCGCCATTAAATCCACCACTAAGGGGATTGCGGAAGCGGTTATGTTCGGTAAGCTGGCGAGTGAGAAACCAGAGCATATTGACGACTATTTCAAGGTTAAAATCTGGGAGCACCGTGAGGAATTGCCCTGCCCTGAATTTGATGTTTTTACACCTGATTTTTTTGACACGATCGCTGTATGGAATGTGAATGCTGGCGAACCTGCAATTAAGCCTGAAACAGACGGGAGCAGGCAACAGGAAAACGAGAATACTCAGGTGGAACTGAAAGCGGTAGCTCGCCTTGACCAGTCGTCACGGGCTGCATGCCTGGCATTATTTGGGCCAGTAACGGAAATCACAGCACCACAGTACGGCCAGGTTATCGATCTCATTAACGACGACGCCGGCTGTTTTACCCGTGAACTGGCGGAAGCACTTGCGAAAGAATCCCGCTCACTTGCCCTCGCGCCAGAACGACAGGAGCAAATGCTCGCGTGGGTACGGGAAAATGCCAAAGAGTCGGCCCAGTGGCCGGAAATCAAAAAACTGATAGCAAGATGGATTGATGCACCGGTTGATAAACGCCCTCAGGCCAGCAGCAGGAAGGATAATTACACTGATTCAGGTGTAACCCTGGGCGGCGGCAACCAGACCGATCGCAGCCCGGATTTGGTGCATAACCTCTCCACCCTGCGGATTGAAGTGGCTATTGCCATTCTGAGCATGTTCGACGAGATCGACATCTACTCAACCCCCAACAAATTCCTGAGCCCGGCAAAATCGATGGCCGAGGCAGAACAGGATCCACGCTTTACTGCATGGTGGAAAAAACTGCGCGGTACTCCGGGCATCCTGGACTATTCCCGCGCGGCCATCATCGCCCTGATTAAGTCCGCGCCGGAAGACCTCTGGACCGATCCTGTTGCTCTTCGTGCGTACATCAGTCGCGAGCTGGTTGAATCTGACCACGCAAACCCGGACCAGAAAACGATTGAACTCGCCAGCACCCCAAGACCGCGCGAGGCACCAGAAAAACGTGAAAGTAAGGAGAGCCTGACGCCAGTACAGAACGAAGAAGTGTTGCCGGCAGTCTGTCCCGGGCGCTCTGCCCAGCTCGACAAAGAACTCAATGAAGCGTTTGCGGACACAATGGCGCAGGAAACACATCAGCAACTGGATGATAAATCAGAGGCTGTGCACCCACCGTTACCAGAAGCGCCAGAGAAAGCGGCAGAGCATCACGCTGCAGCCACTACAAAATTACAGACAAATGTTCTCACATACAGCCAGCACTTAACGATCGCAGCTCTGCAGGGCCTGTGTGCCAATCCAGCTCATGGCACATCCTTTGATGATATTGCGGACATGGCGGTGCAACTGGCAGCCGGGGTGGTTCGTCTGCAGGAGAGCCAGAATGTATGAAGAAATCGAAGTAAGCGCAGATGAGGAGCTCGTAAGGATACTCCACAGAGTAGATGACGGTCGCGACTGGTCGGGCTGGATAGTCTGGTCAATGAACAGCCGTCGCCGAATTAGTGATAAACGCTTTGAGTTACCACCTGCCCGGCCGCAGATAGTCAAACCGAGCATCAACCCCAAACAAAAGCGCCGGAAGAAACGCCGCAAGGCTAAGGAGATAATTGATTGATGACCCTCTTGAAAATTCTCTGTGCTCTCGCCTTTGTAGTTGTGGTGGTGCTGATCGTTTTTGCTCTCTGGCTGGGCGTCCTAATCGACGACTGATTTTTGATAATCATTTAGCGCCAGCTGCCAGGTGTAAAGTGGCAGCTGGTTATCGAGGTGAAAGTGAAGCTTGTATCACTCGAACGATGGGCGGAACTACGATATGAAGACCCGCCGCCGATTGGCACGCTAAGAAAATGGGCGCGCAACGGGAATATCTACCCGCCGCCGGAAAAAGAAGGCACGCAGTACAGGGTCAGGCCGGATGCCGTTTATATCAGACCCAACAAATACTGCAAGACCATTAACACCAACCAGAGCAGGCACCCGCTTAAGGGGCGATTGATAGAGAGGATCATCGATGGCGAGGCCGGACAAGTATGACGCGAATCTGCCAAAAAATCTGACCTACCGCAAAGCTAGGAAAACCTACGCCTGGCGCAATCCTCTTGACGGCAAAGAAATTGCACTGGGGAAAATATCTCGCAGGGATGCGATCGCCCAGAGTATCGAAGCAAACCACTATATTGAAAAAAACTACTCACCGATCGCTCTGCTTGAACAACTGAAGGGCACCAACGAGTACACCATGGCCAACTGGCTGGACCGGTACGAAATTATCCTGCAGCGTCGCAAGCTCGCCACCAACACTTATAAAGTTCGCGCCGGGCAGCTGGCAACCATCGGGGAACATTTCGGCGGTACCGTTCTGGCCAGCATCACCACGCGCGATGTAGCAGAGTTCCTCGAGCGCTGGACCGCCACAGGTAAAACCACAATGGCAGGTACAATGCGTTCTGTTCTCTCTGATGTTTTTCGTGAAGCCGTGGTTGAGGGGCGCGTAAATGCCAATCCGGTAACCCCTACCCGCGCGCCGAAAATAGAAGTGCTTCGAGAGCGCCTGGAGTACGACACATTTATGGCTGTGCGCGCCGGGGCCGAGCATATGCCGGCATGGTTCGGTCTGGCTATGGACCTGGCGCTGGTTACTGGCCAGCGGCGCGAGGACATCGCCAGGATGCGCTTCACCGACATCAAAGACGATCGGCTGTACATCGAACAGCAGAAGACCGGGGCCTGTCTGGCCATACCGTTATCGTTGACGCTAAAAGCATCCGGGCTGCGACTGTCGACCGTGATCGACCGCTGCCGACTGGTTAGCCGGTGCGATTTTTTGATAAGCCCGGGGATACGCAAAAACAGTGAAGACGGCAGTATAAATCTGGATAGCCTGACGAAAGGTTTTGTGAAAGCGAGAAATTTTTCAGGGCTGGAATTTACAGAAAACCCGCCCTCTTTTCATGAGATCCGGAGCCTGTCCGGGAGGATGTACGAGAAGGAGTATGGAAAGGAATTTGCTCAGCGCCTCTTCGGTCATAAGTCAGAAAAAATGACCGAGAAGTACCTGGACAGCAGGAAAAAAGAATACGTGATGATATAAAGATTTGCGTGTAAATGAATTGTGAATGTTAAAAACGGTGTGGTATAACGGGAAATGCCGGATACAGAAGTTCGGACAATTTTAGGACATTTTCGGACGGAGAGCCGTAAGTGACTGAAATTTAAGGCAGCTAAAAAGAGACCGAATACGATTCCTGTATTCGGTCCAGGGAAATGGCTCTTGGGAGAGAGCCGTGCGCTAAAAGTTGGCATTAATGCAGGCTAAGTCGCCTTGCCTTTTAAGAATAGATGACGACGCCAGGTTTTCCAGTCCTCAGTTAAAGCGGCCGGAAAAAAAGCGTATGAGCATCATTAAAAGTGAAAAACCGCAGTGCTTTAGCAAGCATCTGCGGTTTTTTATTGGAAACCCGAAGATTAACAAAGCGTGTCTGCACGCTGGATAAACGGTGCCAGGCTCATCTTCTGCCCTGGATGCGCGGGATCATCAATCTGAATAACGCTGATTGGCTGTCCACTGCTTTTGCCGCTGGCGACCTGCTGCTCTGCGACATCATTTAAAGGGTATTGCACCAGCGTGCTTGGGTTAATCGCATACAAGGCGTGCCCCGGACGGCAGGTCAGCATCACCTCTTCACGATTAAACGCCCATTTGTCCTTACCCACTTCAAAACGGCTGACGGTAATGACCTGTGGTGCGGCCAGGGCACTCCCCGTGCAGGCCAGCAAGATGAGAGAAAGTAGTGTCTTTTTCAT